ACAAGAGACTCTATTTCTTGTGCGAATCGGGAAGGGCAAAAGAATTTACTCTCCAATGCTTTTTCTAGTTCATTCCCCATTCTCTGACCTAAGATTGTGAGATACAAATTCTTTAATATATCGTACTAATAATTTAATATAATCCCCTTTGTTTCTTTTGTCAAATACTTTAACCTCACCTCCAGGAGTAACCATGATGGTGATCAGTTTTTTGACGGGGATACCAGTCAATTCATAGTAAGCAGAAGCATAGAACATTTCTTGAACGAAATAGTTCTCCAACCACTTTTCTGGTTTAATTTTCTCTGAGGTTTTGAAATCAATGACTGCAAGTTCTCCTTCATACTCACCAATACAATCAACTCTACCTGCCAGACCCAGATATTCTGAGTAGAGAGTTCTTTCTATAGCGTGTATGTTATTTATCTTGTCTAGATATGGTTTAGCATGATAAAACATAAACTTGGTTAGAGGTTTGAAATCATCCCAGTTTATTTCTTCATTCTTCATATACACTTCAGTCACTTCATGAAAGTCTGTTCCACGAGATGTAGCTTTTTTAGTGATACGATTTGCTTCTTCAATACCAACTCTCTTCCTCCAGTTAACAAAGATCTGTCGGTTATAGAAAGAAGTTACAGATGTAATAGAAGGCACCCAGTCTCCACTTGGAAGGTTGTAGAGACGGATGCCATTTGTTTCTTTCTTGTTTAGTTCAAGGTCACCGAGATAATTATGATGAATAAAACTCATAAATTCAAATCCATTTTTGCAATTAAGTATTCTTTACAGAGACCAGATCTAACAATATCTTCAACACCAAATTCAATGATGTCCATTGATGGCATTGTTCTAAGAACTCGCATGAAGTCAGCAATACCAGTCTTCTCAGATGCTTTAACGAGATCAGATTGAGTGGCATCACCACAGAACATAATCTTACTGTTCTCTCCTATCCTTGTAATTATACTATCAAGTTCATGGAAATTCAAGTTTTGAAATTCATCAACAATAATGATTGCATTATCAAGTGTAGTTCCACGAATGAATGATGTACTCCAAAAAGAAATAGTCCCTTGATTTTTTAGATTGCCATAGAGCATTTCAAAATCAGAGTCAGTAGGCATCTCAAACATATACTTCACCATATTCTTATAAGGAATTTGGTAAAGAGAAGACTTATCCTCATGGTCTCCAGGTAAGAAACCAATCTCTCTAGTTGCTACAAGAGACCTAACGATATAGATTTTCTCATAAGGAGTCTTGGGGTCAAGAACATCTCTAAGAGCATTGTAGAGGGTTACAAAGGTCTTTCCAGTACCCGCACACCCATAGGCAACAATGTTTTGATCGTTTTTGTAACAACGGAAAAGTTCTTTTTGATTTTCTGTTAGAGCCTCGATGGGTTTCATCAAGTCTGTGTTGATTGGTTTCTTTCTTTTCATATGTTTGTTGCTCATCCCAAATGGGACTACTGGTTGATTAGACTTTCTTTTTGAGGGCATACGCTATAAAAGATTGGAAGGATTAACCGTAGTATCGGTTTTTGCGGACATTAGCACCTGGTTGTTTAGATGCACGATCCAAGACCTCATTCCATCCATTGGACTTGGCCTCACCAGTCCACTTAAATTCTGTGGATTGTCCTGCACAACCTTCTGACCAGTCCTTATCCCATCCAGGGTTCTCTTCTTTCCACTCTGAGTATGCTTTCATAGACATATAAAGTGTCTTCTTTTCTTTTGTTTCCAAATTAATAACAGGATATGTTGGCATAACAATCAATTGTTGGTGTAAATATTTATGAAACCCATTCCATTGCTTCAGCAACAGCAGGGAATTGTTCACAGAAGATTCTCTTTGCACCTAGTGCAAGATCCATATGTTCCTTCTGTGTGCCATTTGCAGAACGCAAATCGATATAATGGATCCATGAACGAACTGATCCCGTCATGTAGATTTTTGTCCCTACAGCGAGGGGAAGCACAAAACGAGCACACTCCTTTGCGATTCCCTCATCAAGCATTCTCTGATAAAGATCCATTGCTTGTGCAAAATGTTGTTGCATCAACATTTCAAATTTCTGATTCGTAAACGGATCAATATCATCAATAGAATTCTGACGATTCTTGGTGTCCTGTCTACGGAGTTCTGGAAGGGGTATCGTCTTGCCAAGTAGGGAACTATCAGCATAGCGTTGTGAAAATTCTTGATATGTAAAACTCCTATGTCGAAGCACTTGAGCTGCAATTCCTCTGGTAGTATTCAACTCTAGAGTCATGTATGCCTGCTCAAAGATACTCCAGTGCTGATGCTTCACACAATACTTCAGGAGACCAGAGAACTTCTCATTCTCTTGGTTGTTTGGATTACTTACTCTGGCACAGTATGCCATGTGCTTCTCAGCATCAGGAGTTACGCTGATTAGTTTTACGTTGTTCTCTCTCATCAAGTGTCTCGTTAATAATGTCCTTTAGTTCTTGTCTTTCTAAATCAGTAAAGACATTTCGTTTTGGTATGACCAGTGGTGGATAAGATTTCCTTGGTGAGGTTTTACCACTGCCAGGAAAACTCATCCCTTGTGTATCTATCTTATCCATCATCGTCCTCAAATACTTCGTCGTAATCTAAAATGTAATTAGCAGATGGGTCATCAAAATTTTCTTGCTTTGAAATATATGCATCAGTATTAGAGTATACCTCTGCTTCTAAAGATTCAACAAGAAGTTTTAAATTCCTCACTATCAGTTTTAGTTTATCTCTTTCCATAAAAAATGGGAGGTTTCCCTCCCATTCTAACACTATTCAATTGGTTTGGCAATCACTTAGTATAAGTGTGACCACGATAGCAAAAGGTGCCATGGGGCACTTTGCTTTCTACACAACGAGTAGAATACTCAACACCACGATATGAGGTGTGGGTAATTTGTGCGTCGTGAAGAGCAGATGCTTTTTCAATCTGCTTTTTGATGAGGTTAAGTGTATTCATGGTGTTACTCCTAAAGTAATAGAGGGTTTTTAATCCCCGTTCCTTCAGTCGTGTGCGTCCCTAAAGGGATGAACGAATCCGTTCCGCGACTTACTTGCGTCTCCCGAAGGAGATGAACGACAGGTCTATTATAGACCTCATGCATTATTTAGTCAAGTGTGTTAGTATCAACACGAACATATGTAATTATGTTTATTCAAATAATTCAAGGTCTCCTTCAAATCTCCACGGTGCTTGAGACCAATTGAAATCTGTGGGTACTGAGCTTCCTTACCAAACTCTGCATGAAACTGCTTATCAGTAAAGTCTTTATCTAAGATATACTCATGAAAATCTTCATGAATACTTTTAAGAAGCATACCAGCACGCTCACACTCTTGACTACCATTACTATAAATTACTGCTTGCATTAGTCTCTCTGCCTCCAGTCGTCTGTTTTTTCATGTGAAAACCAGTCCACAATATCATCTGCACTACTGAACCCTGATGAATGATTAGATGGATCAGGGTCCCCAAGGTCCATCTGGTTCATAAAATCATCCAAATCACCCTCTTTCATGTCAGGATTTCTTGCTTGTCTACGTGCCTTCCTCAATATTGATGCTGCACTCTGATTGGACTTTGCTAGTTTGTTTGCCCAGATCATATCTTCTAGACTTACTTCTTCATTACTAACAATTTTTTCACATATGGCCTCAAGGCGCAATCTATATTGCGTAGAAAGCATAAGCACTCCTTTAACGTTAATATTTATTTTAATGGTCTACCATGCTTATCAACCAATCCAAGTTTCCTGACTTGAGAGAGATTAGATCTCTGGTTTTTTTTAATTTTCTTATACTCCTTGATGATTTTATCAATTTCATTTTTTGATACCTTCACCTTTAACTCTTTCTCATCCTCAGATGGAACAAATCCAAGACCACTCTCTTGAGTGGATTCTTTTGCATCAACATAATCATTGATCACTTCTTGAATTTCATCTTTGATTAATTCATTGATTTGATTTTTAATTTGTTCCTCATTCATTTTCTCTTCTTCTCCTTCTCCTTTTTTGGTTTATTGCCCCAGAGTTTTGGGTTGATAGATCCATATCCAAAATCAATTCTTTGCACAGAACCTTTACCATATCGATCATAATACATATCAAACATCTTTGATACTTTATTACATCGAGTCAGATCCATATACTCTACACCGTCAACAATGTACCAGATAAGTCTTGCGTCTGTAGGAAAAGACTTATCATTTGCTGCCTGATGAGTTGTTTTCTCAAGAAGAATTTGGCAATCATAATCAGATGGATTTATTTCATTTACATCTGAACCGTAATCTGCCATTTCCTTTTCCTGTTCTACAGCAACTGTCATGAACGACCACCCCAATTAATATCTGGATATGCTTCACGAACTACTTCATATGTCAATTTATATTTTGTTTGTAGTTCTTTATCTTTTACTAAGCAAAGAATTTTTGCCTCTTCTGGATGCAATCCCTCAAGGATTTGAATGAACATAGTCTCTCTACGGAGTGAGGTAAGAGAGTCATTGCCACCTTTTACAAAGTTATAAAGATGCTTGTACTCAACACGAAGTGAAGTATGATCTGTTCCTACAGGCACTTCATTTTCAGTGTAAGGAACATCACCTTTTGGAATCACAGAAATAGCTGTGTCATCAAAGTTCCAAATGAGGAGAACCTTTAGAGCATCATTAGCATACTCTTGTAGAATCTCAACCTTCTTTGCTTTTGATCTTTGCTTACTAACAAGTTCAAGAATCTCATGTTGAAATGGATTCGGTGGTAATTTTTGTTTAGTCGTCATCTGTTTCGTCGAGTTCGTCATAGCCATTTTCAAATCGTACTGCTAAAATTTCGTCTGGTAAAATATTTCCGTTTTCATCAAACATCTCTGGATGAGTATAAACAGGTTGATTTACCCAAGTATTCTCTCTTGCTAACCATCCTACCACACCTCCTACAAAAAAGAACATGATTGAAACAAGTGTTCCAATCGTAAGTGTTACTGCTAACATGTTTTTACTCCAGAGAATTATTTCTTTCTAATGTCCAGGTAGAAGTTAAAGTGAAAAACAATCTCTCGTTTAAGGAAGGAGATCATCTTACCAAACTTAACCTGAAAAGTTTTGGGTGGATCTGGTTTACTCCTCCTATTTCGTAATAGTAACTCAACCCCACGATTGATGTGGGTTTCATCATTATTTAGATTGTTTTTTCCTTCTTCCAGGTCGTCTTTCATGACTATACCTCCATGCATCTTCCAGGATGCCATACAAATAAACTTTTATTTTTCTTGCTTGAGGTTTAGGAATGTGTCCGTATGCTTCTCGCAATTGTTTGTGTTGATTATCAGCACCTCCTTCAATGTACTCATCTAGATCTTTAATAATATCATTCAGTTCAAGAACTGTAGAACTATCAATGAACAAATCTATTTCATTTTTTTTGACTTTGTTTGCTCTCAAGTAATCGTAAAATTTTAAATTTGTTTTACCCTCAAAGGCATAGTCAATTGCGTGTTCAATAAGATCATAGATGTCGTTGAGGTTTGTTTCCATTAGACCAATTTTTGCTCCCGCAAATACTTAACAGTTTCAGTGCATCCACCAATTATTGTATCATCTTTAATAACTCTTGGGAAGGTAGATCCTTTCCCAAACTTATCGTAGAATTCCTCACGGGTGAAGTCCCTGTTAAGTTTATATATCACATGTTTAATTTCAGCAAGTTGTAATACCTGTTGAACTTTAACACAATAAGGACATCCATCCTTTGAATATACTGTAAATGTCACTACTTTACTTCACTCCAATCATTTTCAAAAATCTCCATACCTTTGTCTGTAAGAATGTGATCATACATCTGATCAAATACCTTGGGCGGCATTGTACAGATCTGAGCACCATTATACCATGACCTGACAGCACGTTGTACACTACGAATTGAGGCAGAAAGAATTTGAGTTCTTACACCATGAATTCGATACAGTTCAGAGATAGATCGTACAACCTCCAATCCTGCCACTGACTGGTCGTCTAAGCGTCCTACAAAGGGAGAAACATATGTTGCCCCTGCCTTTGCTGCTAGGACTGCTTGAGCAGCGCAGAAGATGAGTGTGACGTTGACATTAATGTTCTGGTCAGACAAAGATTTGCATACTTTCAAACCATCCCGAGTACAGGGAACTTTAATTGTAGCAACATCACCAAACTTTTCATAAAGACGTTTGGCTTCACAGTACATCTCACCTTCATCACCCATGACTTCCATGCTGATGTCTTTAATACCAACATCTTTGATATGTTGATACGCATCATCAGGATTTCTCCCAGATTTTCTAATCAAAGTTGGATTGGTGGTGACACCATCAATTAATCCTGTTGCATAGTATTCTTCAATTGCCCAATGGTCAGCAGTATCAAGAAAGATTTTCATATAGTTATGTGTGTATTTCATTTAACATGTACCGTCCCAATCATTCCAGCACCCTTATGAGGTTCACACCAATAAGTGTAGTCACCTGCATCTGGGAATGTAATTTCAAAATTTTCATCTGGCATCATGGCAAGACCGTCATGCGATAATTCTGGGTGATTTTCTACGATAACGTTGTGTGGTGGAAGCATACCATTCATAAAATGAACCGTATCTCCTGCGGATATTGTAACCTCTGCTGGATCAAAAATCAAGTTTCCATTTGATCCCATCGTAACGTCTACAGCCCATGCTGGTGCTGCTAGGAAAAGTGTCGCAAGAAGCGCAAAAAAGAACTTCATATTAGTTAATTAAACTACAATATCTATACAGTCTTTTTTATTTTAAGAAAGATAATTTTAGTTTCCTAACACTTCTCCAATAATCCAAGACCTCATGCCAAACGGTGTTTCAGCAATGAGAGTTTGGGTTAATGTTGCTACCTCTTGTGGCACAACTAAACAGAATCCAATACCACAGTTGAATACATTTCTCATCTCCTCCTCAGCAATGTCACCCGCCTGTTGGATCTTATTGAATAGTTCTGGTCGTTCCCAAGAAGACCAGTCAACATCAACTGTAAGACCTGCTGGAAGGCATCGTGGAAGGTTCTCAGGCAGTCCTCCGCCAGTAATATGTGCCATGCCTAGGATAGGAACTTCGTCCAACAGGTGCTGTATGAGACGGGCATAGATGGTTGTTGGAACCAGCAGCTCAGGCATCTCCTTGTAAAAGATCTTATGTCTCCACAGCATATCATTGATGAGTGTATATCCATTACTATGAAGTCCACTACTCTCAATACCAATGACTACATCACCTGCCATGATGTTACTACCATCAACAATCTGGTTCTTCTCTACAATGCCAGTACAAAAACCAGCAAGGTCATAGTCAGTTTGCCTAAAATGTTCCGCAGTTTCTCCACCTAGTAGTTCCATTCCTGCCATAGCACAACCAGTAGCAACTCCATGAACAATGTCACTGACGTTAGCATCAAGCGATTTGGTAGAGATATAGTCTAGAAAA